GTTGACTTGCCGAATGGCGGACGAATTAAACTTTACGGAGCTGAAAATCCCAATCGATTGCGTGGGTTATATTTTGACGATGTCGTCTTTGACGAATATGCCGATATTGACCCCGGTGTTTGGCAGGATGTTGTACGACCAACCCTTACAGACAGGGGCGGATCAGCTTGCTTTATGGGAACCCCGAAAGGATTAGACCAGTTTTACGATATTTGGATACATGCTCAACAGAATCCAGAGGAGTGGTACTGTCTGGATGAGCGGGCTTTCCGCGTTATGAAAGCCTCAGAAACTGGGCTAATAGCTCCAGAAGAGCTTGTATCTGCCTTTAAACTAATGGCAGAAGATCGGTATGCTCGGGAATACGAGTGCGACTTCACTGCCTCCTTTGAAGGTGCATATTATGCCAAGCAGATTCAGAAGCTCATTGCGTCTGATCGGTTCAAAAAGATTGAAAGGGATCCGGCGGCTGATGTGTATGCTTGTTGGGACCTGGGAATGGACGATGCAATGGCAATCTGGACCTTCCAGGTTACACACTCTGAATGGCGCTGGTTGGAGTACTACGAAAATTCTGGATTGGACTTGGATCACTATACTACATGGTGTAAGAAAAGACCATACCCAATAGATATGCATTATTTGCCACATGATGCTAAGGTTCGTGAACTTCAGACAGGTAAGGAACGGGTTCGATTCTTGGAGGATAAAGGCCTACGTTGCTATGTTGTTAAGAAGCATAGTCCTGATGATAGAATTAACGCGGTACGTACTATCCTTCCAAGGAGTTATTTTGATATTGGTACTTTATTCGGACTTGAAAAAGTTCGCATGTATCGAACACAGCACAATAGTAAATATGGTGTTAATGCTAATAAACCCTTACACGATAAAATGTCGCATGCTGCTGATGCTCTAGGTACGGGTGTTATGGGTATTGATGAGGATTTCAGTACGGTGTATAAAAAAAGTGACTGGAAAAAGCCTATAAATCGGAGCAGTGAGGGCTCATATGCTTGATAGGGTTAAAAAACCCGATAATCAGCGTTCTGGGGCTATTGGGCCAGAAGCCCTTAAACCATTGTCTAAAGAAGATGTAGAAAAAGTTGCTGGAGCTTATATAGAAGAATGTGTTGATTTTCGCGATGCAGAGCTGCAGGGCGATAGGATTAAAATAGATAGATATTACAGAGGAAAAGTTGATCTTCCTAACCCAGAGGGTAGGTCAAAGGTTATTGTAACAGCGGTCCGGGATGGCGTTAGATCAGTAGTCCCTTCATTGGCGCGTATTTTTACTCAGACTGATATTGTGGGTGAATTTTACTCGAATAATGAAGAAGATCAGCAAATGTGTAAAGATGCTACATCTTATTGTAATGATGTATTTTGGCAGCATGGGGGTTATCGAGCCCTTATTGAAGCATCTACTGATGCTTTAAAAGCGAAAGTAGGTGTGATTAAAGTAGATTTGGAAAATAAAGTATTTACTTCTCATATTAGTTATGAAACAAATAAATTAGCTGAACAAGGTATTGAATTAGATGATGTTACAGAAGCTAATGATGAAACGACTATTCAATTAAAGACTTCTAAGCGTAAAGTTTGGAGTTTTACGCCTGTTCCACCGGAGGAATTTATTATACACCCATCAGCTAAGACTATTGAGAGTTCGTGTGCACATGCTCATGAGCGTGAAGAAACGATTTCTTCTTTAATAGCTATGGGATTCAAGTATGAAGACCTCAAGGACATACCTTCATCTACGCCAATTAACACTGAAGATGAAGAAAGAAAGCAAAGTTTCAGGGAAAAAAGAGAAGGTACGTCTCCGGAAATTGATCCAACAGCTAGATATCTCTTGTTTGCCGAAGCATATGTGCGTATCGATGCCGACGGGGATGGTATTGCTGAACTTCGTAAAGTATGTCTTGCTGGAGAACACAGAAAACTCTTATCAGATGAACCAGTGAATTGGTCACCATTTGCAGAATTTGTAGCTGAAATAGCTCCACATGTGTTTTATCCTATTTGTTTAGCTGAAGATCTTGTACAGGATCAAGATGCTCAAACTGCATTACTTCGTAGTATTATCGATAATGCAGCATTGACAAACAATCCTCGTACTGAAGTTAATGAACGATTTGTTAATTTAGAAGATGTTAAAAGCGGGCGTATTGGTGCTTTGGTACGTGTTCGTGAAATGGGTCAAATTAATGAATTAGCAACTCCTTTTGTTGCAGGTCAAACACTCCCTGTGCTAGAATATTTACGCGATGTTGCTGAACGTCGTTCTGGTATTACAAAGATTTCACAGGGTACAGATCCAGATGCATTGCAGTCACAGCCAAAGATTGCAGCTGCAGCAGCTGTTGCAGCAGCAGATGCTCGTATAGAAATGATGGCTAGGAATATAGCTGAAACAGGCGTTAAGAGTTTGTTTAAATGTATTCTTAGAACTGCTATATACAATATTCGTGATGCTCAAAGCATACAAACACCGGAAGGATTCAAGAATGTTGATCCTTCTATATGGCATCAATATATGAGCATAAAATGCAATGTTGGCCTTGGCTCTGGACGTATAGAAGAAAAGAAAATGGCTCTTACAGGCCTTATACCTATTCAGCAACAGATCCTTCAAATGTTGGGACCAGGTAATCCTGTATGTAATTGGAATCATATTCGTGAAACACTGAAGACTTTGTTGCGTTTGAATGGTATAAGGGATTATCAAACATATTTCCCATATGTACCACCTGAAAAACTTGCAGAAATAGATAAACAAATGCAGGAATCTAACGCTGAAAATCAGAAAAAGCAACAAGATGCTCAACAAGCACAAAATGGAGCTATGCTTGAACTTGTTAAAGTAGAGGCTCAGAAATCACAGCTAAAATATCAAACAGATATGGCTGATCAAAAGCGTAAATATGAAACAGATATTGCTGAACTTAAGACTAAAATATCTGATATGGCATCTAAGCTTAAGATTGAAGCTACTAAGATTATACTACAAGATGATCGTGAACGAGACAAAATGGATATGGATTTTGCGATTGGTGTCACGAAAGTTGGAGTAGATGAAGATAAGGTTAAAGCTACTGAAGCAAAAGTAGCTGCAACACGACCTGCTGGTGGATTACAATGAGTCCTGAAGAGTTTAGAAAAAAGAAATTAATTAAGGATATTGTTGATAATCCTTATTTTCTGCCTGCTGTGGATGATATTAGAGATGAATTAGCTCTTAAAATGTTACATACTGAAAAAGAAGAAGATAGACAGAAATTATTTTCTGAAGCACAAGCTCTTAGATCTTTAATAGGACGTTTTACAGCTATTGCAAATGAAGTGAGGATGATAAATGCCGCCTGATGATCAAATTGAAAATTTAGACGCTGTAATGGATGCTATTTTAGTCAAGCCAAAGCAACCTATTGCTGAAAAACCTGTTACTGTTAAAAATGGTCATGATTCGGAATTGCCTAGTGATGAAACCGATGAGGAAGCTGATCGTTCTGACACGCCGCCTCGTGTTCAAGCAAAAGAAACGCCTAGACAACCCGAAGATCAAAGTGATCCAGATGAAGAAGCTCCAGAAAGGAGAGAACCATCTGAGATAGATGATGATGGCGAAGATATTGACGTAGATTCAATTGAACTTGAAGTTACTGTAGATGGTGAAACTAAAAAAGTTCCTATTAAGGAGCTTAAAGCTAAGTATTCTTTTTCAGGCGCTACTGATAAGCGACTACAAGAAATTACAGAAGGTAGAACAAAGATTATTGAGCAATCTAATCAGCTCAATCATGTTTATACTAATATGTCTGCCCGTTTACAAGCTTTGGATACTATTCTTGAACAAGCTCAGCAGCCGGATATAGATCTTAATGAACTACGTGTAAAAGATCCGACACGTTATCTTTTTGAAAAAGAACGTATTCGTGAAATTCAAGAAAAACGTGATCGTATTACGCGTGAACAAGAAAATATAGCAACTCGTCAGCAAGAACTTAGTCAAGCAGCTTTGCTTGAGCATTCAAGAAATGAATTTCGTAAGCTTGCTGAAATAGATCCAAATTTTGCTGATCGTAAAATAGCACCTTTAGCGATGAAACGTTTATATGATGGCGGTCAACATTATAAATTTTCGCCGCAGGAAGTTGCTGCTGTTGCTGATCATCGTGTTTTGCTAGCTTTGAGTGATGCAGTTAGTTGGCGGGAACATTTAGCTGAACAAGCCCGTAAGAGAGTTAAGACAGTGGAAGCAATACAAGAACCGCGTCCTCTCCTTAAACCGGGCGTAAAGAAATCTGATAATTCGCGTAGTACTAGAGAAGCACGAGAAATGAAGGCTCTTCGTAGTAAAGCGCGTGAGACTGGGAAACCAGAAGATGTGGCAAAACTTCTTATTGTAAGAGGGTCACGTAGGTAAATACCATGAGGGTTCTACGGAAGCTAAAACAGGGTATTTACATTTGTCGGTATCGCGACAGCCTGCGAGCTAGGATACTTGGACATGGTGTTATATTGAAATCAACATCTTATCCTGGAGAAATAAAATGGCTGTCGAAGCTGCGGCATTAGAAACATATGATATGACTACCATTCGTGAGGATCTTACGGAGGCTGAAAACTTGATTTCACCGACTGAAACACCTTTCCAGTCTATGATTGCTGGCACGGGTAAAGCTAAGTCTACTTTGCATGAATGGCCTTTAACTGAACTCGGAGCCGTTGATGGTTCAAACCGAGTAATTGAAGGTGATGATGCGCCTCCGACGGATAATCCAGTTGTTTCGTCAAGGCGTCAAAATTATTGTCAGATTTCAGATAAAAAGGTTCGTGTAACAGATACTTCACAAGCTGTTGATGCAGCTGCTAATATCGAAGATATTGCTAAGCAAATAAGCTATAAGCTAAGAGAATTGAAGCGTGATAAAGAAACTATGTTGCTTAGTAAAGCACTTGCTATTCCTGGTTCATCAGGCGTGGCACGTTCTGCAGCTGGGCTTTATTGCTTCCTTATTACAAACGCTGATCGTGCTACGGTAGGTACGCCAGGAACTGCTCCAACGCTTTCTGGTACGACTGCTGGTTATCCCAATGCTACTGGTACTGCTGGAACGCCTCGTGCGCTTACAGAAGTAATGTTCAATGCAGTTATGCAAGCTTGCTGGACTCAAGGTGGCGAGCCGAAGTATGCATTGGTAAGTGCTATTAATAAGCGTCTTATCAGCTCTACTTTTACTGGTAATGCGACTAAGTTTAAGGATGCTGATGATCGTAAGATTATTAGTGCAATTGACATTTATGAATCAGACTTTGGTCAGGTTAAGATTGTTCCTGATCGCTTTACATTAGCTTCAGCTGTGTATATGATTGATCCTGAATATGTTGATATTTGTAATCTGTATGGGACTAGGCAGTTGCCGCTTGCTCGTACAGGTCACTCCGAAGCTCGATTGATTCAGTGCGAATATACACTGGAAGTTGGCAACGAAAAAGCTCACGGAATTGTTGCAGATACGTTGGGCTAGACACCTCCCGCGTAAAACTGGGGGTAGTCTGGTTGTGGATTACCCCCTTTTTTGAAACTAGGAGCCTAAAATGAAAATTAAGTTTGTTAAGCCGGGTTATTATAATTGTAATTATCCAATGGATTCAGTTGTTGAAGTTGATGAAAATTTTGGTAAATATGCGATTGGTGTAGGTGATGCAATTACTGCTAAGGCTGAAGATAAAATCACAGATCCAATTCCTTACGTTATGACACCTAAGACAACGGGTGCTGAAGATGCGTTAACGGTTATTGCTAATGCTCTTAAAGGTATAGCTACAAATGCTCCAGCTCCTGCTCCCGTAAAACATTCTGCCTCAGGAGCTCTTAAACCGTAATGGAAAAAACTAAACGAGATACAATGACTGAAATCGACTCGATTATATCCTTTGATCGAGCTGAAAATAAAATGTATATCAAGCGATTCGAAGATGTAGAATCGGTGCTTGAAGAAAATGCTTATGCTCGTAATCATCAAGGTAATAATGGTTACGGTAAATCACGAATTTGGCGAAAGATAGGTTCAATTCCTTGTATAGTAGTCGAAAAGATACTGCGTGAACATGGTGTTAAT